GAAGCCGTGCGTCGGCGAACCTGTATCGCAAAGAACACTCCGACGAGGCGCACGCTGACGGGTGGGCGATGGGCCCGCGTGAAGTTGAGCTCGCCGCCTGCGAAACGTTCTTCCTCAGGGAGCCACGCCCCGAAGGCGACCAACTGTTCCCACAACTCCCCACCTTCGAGGAGTCCGATGAGTTCTCCGACAAGTTGCGCTGGTGGCTCGCCCACCCGCAGCTTGCCGCAGACGCAGCCAGAGCCGCCCGGGCTGCGATCGCCGACCGCACCTTCACGAACACCGCAGCCAGGTTGCTGCGGGTTGTGGATGCGTTCGGCACCAAACGCGCCGCCTAGCCGACGCTTCCCCCAATTCGGCTACGGCCGCAACCCAAGGAGTCCCACACATGGCACGTATCGCGGGGCGCTCCGGGCGCCTGTACGCCAACCTGACGTCGGCCGGCACCGCCGAACCGATCGCCTTCCTCACCAACTGGTCGCTGCAAGCGACAACGAACAAGATCAAGGTCACCGCGTTCGGCGACACCAACGAGGTTTATGTTGGTGGCCTCCCCGACGCACAGGGTTCGCTGTCCGGCTGGTACGACAACGCCACCGTCCAGCTGTACACCGCGGCGACGGACGGCGTGGCCCGCAAGATGTACCTGTATCCCGACAACTCGTTGGCTACCCAGTATTTCTGGGGGACGGCGATCTTCGACTTCTCGGTCGACATCGGGGTCGATGGTGCGGCTGCGATCACTGGCAGTTGGGCGGCGGCGACACCAATCCTCAAGCAAGGCTGATGCCGTCGGACACGTTCGATTCGTTCGGTCGGCGGGTCGACAAGTTCGTCAACGGCATCTCCGGCTCCGAGTTGAAACAGGTGATGACCCGCCTCGGTGTCGAAGCGAAGAAAGACGCCGAGAAGGCTGCCTCCGCCGATCTGGGTGGCGACCCGAAGTTCTCCGGCTGGGCACCAACACTCGACACCCGGTTCGACCACGCCGGCGAAGGACGCATCTCGTTCCACCCCACCGGCAAGTCTGCGGGACCGTGGACTGTCGCCGAACACGGACGCCACCAGACCGCCGGCCCGCCGTCACCCAACCTGACCAAGAGTGGGAAGGCGAAGAAAGGCAAAGGCCGCAAGTGGAACGGCCGCACCCAAGGCAAGGGCACGGCGTCGGAGGCGTTGGCGATCATTGAGAAGGCGACACCGGACCGGTTCGAGAAGGAGCTCAAGAAGGTGTTGCGTAAGGCGTTCGACTGAGGCGGTGACAGATGGCGAACAAGATCTCCGTCCTCATCGACGTCGCAACCGACAAAGCCGTCTCAGGGTTGAAGGGGTTCAAGCAGTCGGTTGCTGACGCCGACGGTGCGATGGGGAAGATGAAGGCTGGGGCGTCGTCGGCGTTCGATTCGATCAAGGCGAACGCCGGCAACATGGCGCTGGTCGCAGGTTCGGCGATCGTCGCGTTCGGTGTCAAGGCTGTCTCGTCGTTTCAGGATGCGGCGTTAGCCGCCGGCAAGTTCGCCGACGCCACAGGGTTGTCTGTTGAGACGGCGTCGAAATGGACGGCGGTCGCGGATGACATCGGGATCTCCGCTGAGACGATGGAGAAGTCGTTCGGCAAGCTCGCCGTTTCCGTCGGCAAGAACAATCCGTTGTTGGAGGAGTACGGGATCACCGTCCAGAAGGGTGCGGACGGTCAGGACGACATGAACGCCACGATGCTCAACGCCATCGACGTGATCAAAGGCATCGAGGATCCAACCAAGAAGGCTGCGGTCGCGCAGGCTGCGCTTGGTAAGGGTTGGATGGACATGGCGGAACTGATCGAGGTGGGGTCAGACGATCTGACCGCTTCGATGGACCAGGTTTCTGAGGCGCAGATCATCGACCCGGAAGAAGTCGAGAAGGCCCGCAAGATGCGGGCACAGATGGACGAGTTGCAGGACGCGTTGCGAGACGTCTCTCTGGTTGTCGGCGAAGACCTTGTTCCGACGGTGACGTTGCTGGCCGACGGTCTGGTGAAGATCATCGGCCCGCTGTCGTCGGTCAATCAGTGGACGAAAGATGTGACGACCGGCTTCCTCGAGCTCGTCGGTGTGATCGACAAGTTGCCTGGCCCGTCGGAGGATGCGGCGTCTGGTATCGGTCGGATGGCGACGGTGATGGATCAGTTGGCGTCGTCAACGACGGCGGATGAAGAAGTGATACTCGCGTTGAACGCGGCGATCGAAGCTGGGATCAAGGCGGGCGGCAACCTTGAGCCGGTCATCGAAGCGTTGAAGGATGCGATCGACGAGAAGCGTGCCGCTGACGCCGACGCGGAGGAAGCGGCGAAGGAACACACCGAAGCGCTCGAGGATCAGATGAAGGCGACCGACGATCTGTATTCGTCGAAGCTGAAACTGGTTGGTGGCGACATCGCCGTCCGTGACTCGCAACGTGAAGCAGCGGAGGCTGTCGCCGCGTTGAACACGTTGACCGCGGAAGGCAAAGGCGGCACCGACGAATACGCCGTCGCGCAGGATGCAGCGGCGCAGGCGTTGATCGATTCCGCGGCGGCGGCGTCCGAGTACGAAATCTCGCAGCGTGAGGCGAATGGTGAGACTCTGTCGGGTGAGTCGAAGACGAACAACTACATCGGCAAGCTGAAAGATTTGGCGGCGACGTTGGGGCCGAACGATCCGTTGCGTGCCCAGTTGGCCGGCTACATTGCAGAGTTGGAGGCGATTAAACCGGAGTACAACACTCGTCTGAATCTGCGGATCACGGGTGCGACGGTGACGTCTGATGGCGATCTGATCGGCGTGTCCGGTCCTCGTGCGTCTGGTGGCCCGGTGTCATCGGGTCAGACATATCTGGTAGGTGAGCAGGGCCCAGAGTTGTTGACGATGGGCGGCAACGGATACGTCACCCCGAACAGCCAACTGGCCGCAGCCGGCGCATCTCCGATCATTCTCACTGTCAACGCCGGGATGGGTGCCGACGGCAAAGAAATCGGTGACGTCATCGTCGGCAAACTCCGCGAGTACGAACGCCGCAACGGCCCCGGCTGGAGATCCTGATGGCGTTCACGGCGCCGGTGATCACCGCCTACTTCGACCTCACCTCCGGTGGCGGCGGATTCTTCACCGTTGAGGATCCCACCCTCGGAGCGTTGGACACTGGTGGCCCGTTGGCGGGCGACATCGCAACCGACATCGACGGCTACGGGTATGAGATCAACATCAACCGTGGCCGCAGCCGGGAGCTCGACGAAATCCCTGCCGGCACCTGCCGCATCAACTTCCGCAACCAAGACCGCACCTTCGACCCCGCCAACGCCGCCTCGGCGTTCTATCCGAACATCACCCCCGGCAAGAGGATTTCGGTGTCGATATACGGTGAATCGATCTTCGATGGCACCGCGGAGGACTGGGAGAACGAGTACGACCGGTCGAAGGAATCGGCGGCGTCGGTGTTCTGTGTCGACGCGTTAGGTTCGTTGGCTCGCAAAGATTTCGACGAGTGGACGACAACCGATCTTGAGACGGCGGGTGAGCGGATTGCTTCGTCGTTGGATCGCAACGAGGTGGTGTACGCCGGTGGCCGCGACCTCGACACCGGTGTCGAACCGTTACAAGACGACCTCGTCACCTGGGGCAGCAACGTCCTCAACTATTTGCAGCTGGTCGCGAAGTCGGATCTGGGTCGGCTGTTCGCATCCCGGTCCGGGGTGCTCACCTACCGGGACAGGTTGTCGTCGGCGGGGTCGACGGCGTCGATGACGTTCGCTGACGACGGGACCGCATTCAAGTTTCAGGGTGCCCGCAAACGTTCCGCCGCAGAGCTGCTTTATACCCGTGTCGGTGTTGACCGTGAGGGTGGGACGTTGCAGACGTCAACCGATGTTGATGCGGTCGAGTCGTACGGGGTTCGTACCCTTTCCCTCGGCGGGCTCCTACTCAACACTGACACCCAAGCTGAGGCGCTCGCAGATTTCCTTCTCGGCATCTACAAACAGCCCGACGACAGGGTCGCCTCCATCTCGGTGTTCGTATCCGGCTACCCATCGGAGGCTGACAGGGCGACGGTGTCGTCGCTCGAGATTGGCGATCTGATCGATTTGGTGTGGACGCCGGCCGGTGTCGGCGACCCGATCGAGCAGACGTTGTCGGTGGAAGGTGTGTCGCATCAAATCTCGTTCGACGTGGGGCATTGGATGACGCTCGACTTGTCGAACGCCGTGCAACAGTCGGTGTTCATTCTCGACGACCCGGTGTACGGGATCTTGGCTCCGCCAACCGGCGGCGTGTTGGCGTTCTAAGGGGCAGGGTGGATGGCTGATTTGTTCACCGCTGGTAACCCGTTCACCGCGGCCCAGGCCAACGCCTTCGCTGACGGCCTGTTGACCGGTCT